ACCTCATGGATCCAATATGATCTTGGCTCTAACACTAACGGCACCATTAAAATCGGTACCGATAACATCAACTTCTCTCAGACCTCTGCTGTTGGTAACCAGGGTACAACTGGTGCCCAAGGTACTCAGGGTGTTCAGGGAACACAGGGTCTACAGGGCACACAGGGTATTCAGGGCACCCAAGGTATCCAGGGTATTCAAGGAGTACAAGGTCCACAAGGAACCCAGGGAGTTCAGGGAACTCAGGGAATTCAAGGACTACAGGGTGTTCAGGGACCACAAGGAACTCAGGGTACGCAGGGCGTACAGGGAACCACTGGTATCCAAGGAACTCAGGGAACTCAGGGAGTACAGGGTACTCAGGGAACGCAAGGAATTCAGGGTACTCAAGGTATCCAGGGAATCCAGGGACGTTCTTACACTGGCGTAACCTCAACTACATCTAACACAATTGGTACTGGTTCACTAACCTTTGCCGTAGCAAACTCTGGCGCATTTGCGCTCGGTCAGTTTGTAACAGTTGCGTACACAGTAACGCCTGCTAACTATGTATCTGGTCAGATCACATCGATCACAACAGATACCAGCATTACTATCAATGCAACAAGCACTGGCGGTTCTGGAACATTCTCACAGTGGACAATCTCTACTGCTGGTGTTCAGGGTACAACTGGTTCACAGGGAACCCAAGGCACTCAGGGAATCCAGGGTATTCAGGGCCTACAAGGACCTCAAGGAACTCAAGGAGTTCAGGGTACACAAGGAACGCAGGGTACTCAGGGAGTTCAAGGAACTCAGGGTATTCAGGGAACCCAAGGTAACCAAGGAACCACCGGTACACAGGGTACGCAGGGAACTCAAGGCCTACAAGGTCTTCAGGGAACCCAGGGAACAACTGGTACCCAGGGTCTAACAGGTACCCAAGGTACACAGGGTATTCAAGGTCTCCAGGGACAATCTATCCAGGGTGTACAGGGTACGCAGGGTATTCAGGGTGGCGTAACAAACGCTCCAGTATTTACTACAACTGAATTCACCGCTACATCTGGACAGACAACCTTCAGCGTTACATATAACCCAGGTTATATCAACGTCTTCCTCAATGGTGTCCGCCTAAGCTCAGCAGACTACACGGCAACTAACGGAACATCTGTTGTTCTAGCAGTTGGGGCAGTAGCCGGAGATATCGTTGTTGTCCAGAACATCACTCTCGGTCTTGGTGCTCAAGGTGTCCAGGGTCTACAGGGTGTGCAGGGCACACAAGGTCTACAGGGTCTACAGGGTATTCAGGGTCTACAGGGTCAGATTGGTGTTCAGGGACTTGCTGTCGGAAACACTGCTCCAGCAAACCAAGGAATCCTCTGGCTTGATACCTCAGTAACTGGCGTAGTCGGTCTCTCATCAGCAAACTTCACTGCTAAGGGCGACACAATTGCGGGAACTGGTTCAGGTACTTTTGCAACAGTAGGCGTTGGCGCTAACAACACCTTGTTAGTAGCTGACTCAACACAAACTGCTGGTGTTAAGTGGTCATCAACGATCACTGCCCCAACAATTGCCTACGCAATTAACGCTCAGACAGGCGCTTACACAACAGCGCTTACAGATGCCGCAGCAATCATTACTGCAAACTCTGGTTCAGCCTTCACAATCTCGATCCCAACTAACGCATCAGTGGCCTACCCAGTAGGATCTTCAATCACGATTATCCAGACTGGCGCAGGACAGATTACAATTGCTGCTGTGACATCAGGTACAACTACGCTTAACTCAACGGGTGCTACCTCAGCTACTCCTAAGTTAAGAGCGCAGAACTCATCAGCTACCTGTATCAAGGTCGCTACGGATACATGGCAAGTAGTAGGAGATATCGTCTAATGCCAATCATCTTTGGAACAACGGCTTCGGGTGGAGATAAGTACTTCACCCCACAGCCACCTACTATTGGTACAGCTACTAACGTAGGCACATCTCGCGCCTACAACAATGGCGCGGCTACTGTTACATTCACTCCTTCAACATCTGGTGGTACAGCTACTAGCTTTACCGCTACATCTACACCTGGGTCATTTACAGGCTCAGCATCTTCTAGCCCAGTCACAGTAGCGGGTCTACAGAGCGCTACTTCTTACACATTTGCAGTTACTGCTACCGATGCTGAGGGTACATCTTCTGCCTCCTCTGCTTCTAACTCAATTACTGCTACTACAGTTCCACAAGCGCCTACTATTGGTAGCCCAAGCGTTCCTACAGGCCAGTCCTACGGGTCAAATGCCAACGTTTCTGTGCCATTTACCGCAAATGCAACTGGTGGATCAGCAATTACTAGCTATACCGTAACCTCTTCTTCAGGAAATACTGCAACTGGCGCTTCTTCACCTATTACAATCTCTGACACTGTTGGAACAGCGCGTACTTACACAGTAACTGCAACAAATGCTAATGGAACTTCAACCGCATCAAGCGCTTCTTCTTCCGTTACCCCAACTACAGTCCCACAAGCACCTACTATAGGCACCGTAACTGCAACTGCTGGCTCGGTTTCTATTCCATACACAGATAACGCAACTGGTGGCTCTTCTATTACCAACCACACTGTTACTTCTACTTCTGGAGTAACTGCTACTGGTAACTCTAGCCCAATTTCTTTAACAGAAACTGTTGCTGGAACATACACCTACACCATTACCGCCACTAATGCTGCGGGTACTTCCGCATCGTCTTCAGCTTCTAACTCAGTAACTATTTCATTCCCTTATGCTCTTGCACAAACTTTTAACTCTTCAGGTTCGTACACTGTCCCTGCTGGTAAGTCTAAGATTGCTGCCTTTCTATCTGGTGGTGGTGGTAACGGCGGTTCTGGAGCGTCTGGAGCCAACTTTGGTCCAGTAGGCGGCGGTGGTGGCGGAGGTTCACAATTTTTAGGAACTCAAGATTACGCAGTAACGCCAGGACAGGTTATTACAGTAACAGTAGGCGGTGTTGGGGGAACCAGTCTCCTATCAAATAACGCAAACGGCTCACATGCAATTTATGCATATGGTGGTAACCCTGGCGGAGGAGGAAACTCATCAACCAGAGTTGCTGGTACAGGCGGTGCTGGAGCAACCGCTCAGGCTGCAAGTGGCTACAACATCGATGCATACAATAGCGGCGGCACTGGTGGTTCTGGTGCAAACATGAATAACAATAACTTAAGTGAACAATGTGGTCATCCTGGAGGTGCGGGCACCAGCTCTAACAATATCTCTTTAACCTTAACTGGATTAGGCACAGTTAGTACATCTTGGGGCGGTGGAGGTGGTGGAGGAGGTGGCTCTGGACCAACGACTATTAGCAACGGAATCACGAGGACAGGAGGTGCTGGAGGAGCCCAGGGTAATGGAGGCGGTCATGGCGGCGCTGGTGGAAATGTTAACGGGGGTAACGTCGGTAACACTGGTGGTGTTGGAAGCGGTGCAAGTTTAATCGGTGCCGGTGGCGGTGGCGGAGGTGGCGGCACTACCCAAAGTTCTGGGTCTAATACCAACGGTGGAGCAGGTGGAGCAGGACAATCTGGTCAAGTAATAATTTATGTAGCGTAAGTAAAGTAAAGGAATAAAATAAAAATGGCTGAAGCAAACTACGCATTCATCAAAAGCGGTGAAGTAGTAAACATCGCTGTCTTTGACGACCCTAGCGATGAACTGCTTGCTATTTTTAAAGCAGAGTTCTCATTAAACGATATTATCTTGGCAACAGATAGAACTTCTATTGGCGGAACTTGGGACGGCACAAAGTTTTGGCCTAAGCAGCCTTGGCCTTCATGGGTAAAAAATGAAGAGACGGCTGAATGGGAAGCCCCAATCCCATATCCAACAGACGGTAAAACCTATGTATGGGATGAGCCTACCATTTCTTGGAAAGAGATCGTACTTTCTATTGCTTAATCTGATACCCTAGTGCCCTAATTAAGGAGCACTAAATGGAGATCATCTTTACCGATATACATAACCCAGATGGAGTACTAGAGAAGCCAAAACCGGCTAGTGAGTATATCCCTCAGTGGTATAAAGATGCTAAGGCCTACACCTCACCGGACGGTAAAAAAGCGCCCACTATGGATGGCTCCCCTATGGCAACCATTAAACGCTGCATGCCGCTATGGGACATGATGACTGCCGGTTACATTTTAGAAACGCCTTATGATATCTATGTGCGTCAGACCCCAGAAGGACCGTACTTCCAGTGGGGTATGATGGAAGCCGTTGCCTTTCAAGCTATGGAACAGTTCCAAAATCATCCCTACTCACGAGACATTAATTACGCCGTAAGAATCGTAATCCCGTGGTCAATTAAGACTCCTAAGGGCTGGTCTATTATGGTGATGGAGCCTCAGCATCATGAACCCGCACCTATTACTTGTGCCTCTGGCATAGTAGATAGCGATGATTTCTCTATCCCATTTAATATGTTCCTTAAGCTTCGTGACCCTAAGTTTGAGGGCATGATTCCGGCGGGCACCCCGTTTTTACAGATCATCCCATTTAAGCGTGAGGCGTGGGCCTCCTCACTAGGGGGAGATAAAGAACGTAAAAAGCACACGGCGGACGTTCATAAGTTTAATCGTGTATTCTTTGATCGTTATAAGAAGTTCTGGTGGAATAAGAAAGAGTACAAGTGATCATTACATTCACAGACACTATAGGTGTTCCTGAAGAATTTAAGCCAAAGCCAGCAACAGCATCTGTGCCTGACTGGTATAAAAACTTAGAGTCGTACATGTCTGGAGCTAAAAAACCAGATGGTCAGGGAATGACGACTGCAACTATTAAACGTTGTATGCCTGTATTTGATGCAATTGTTGGCGGTTATATTCTTTACACGTATGTAGATGTATATGTATCCCAACAAAAAGTTCAGTATGGTGATAAAACACATCACGAAGAAACTGGTGAAGATAGGCTTCTTACGGAGGAACAGATAAAAGAAAAGGGTTTGCCCTTAACCTCTCCCTACTATGAGTGGCCTATGTATAATCCTGTCAGTTTTCATCCACACGTGCAGGCGCCTGAGCTTCCTGGTAAAGGTAATAAGCACGAGTCTGTTTCTTACCCTAAATGGATTAACCCTTGGTCTATTAAAACTCCGCCTGGATACTCTGTTCTCTTTACACAACCTATGCATAGAGAATCGCCTTTTACTATCCTTGATGGCATAGTAGATACTGACCAATATAACGCGCCCGTTAATTTCCCTTTTGTTTTAAATGATTGGGGCTTTGAGGGACTTATTCCAGCCGGCACTCCTATGGCACAGGTAATACCTTTTAAGCGCGATTCTTGGCAGATGGAGATTGGTACTCAAGAACAGTTACAGGAACAAGGTAAAACTACACGCTTGCTTCGTACCCGCTTCTTTGATTCTTATAAGGCTCAATTTAGACAGCCCAAAGAGTATAAATAAGGGATAATAAAAGCGTCCTTCCCCTAAGCCCAGTGAGGTTCAATGTCTCAGATTAAGTACTACGACACTGGCTCCAGTCAATGGATAGCAGCAATCGTAGGCGCGCAGGGCGCTCAAGGCACTCAGGGTGTTCAGGGACTTGGCTATGCTCAATTGCAGGGTGTACAGGGCATTCAAGGCGTTACTGGCGCACAAGGAACCACAGGCCTACAAGGTATAACTGGCTCTCAAGGTACGCAGGGCTTACAGGGTGCACAAGGTTTGCAAGGAGCACAAGGCTTACAAGGTCTGCAAGGAACTCAAGGCCTACTTGGTACTCAAGGGCTTCAAGGTATACAAGGCGTTCAAGGACCTCAAGGGGTACAAGGAACCATAGGTGCTCAAGGCGTTCAAGGAGTGCAAGGTATTCAGGGAACAACTGGTATCCAAGGCTCACTTGGTGCGCAAGGAGCAACTGGAACACAAGGCTCTCAAGGAACCACGGGTATCCAAGGGCTTACTGGTTTCCAAGGTGTACAAGGTTTACAAGGTCTACAAGGTATTCAAGGCTTTCAGGGAACTACAGGTATACAAGGTAACCTTGGTGTACAAGGTATTCAAGGCTCTTATGCTTTTGACCCAACAGTTAGCTTCTTAATGCTAGGTGGGATGTAACTAAGCGCGGTTGTAGTCATCCTCTAAGCGCACGATGTCATCTTCACCTAGATAATCACCAAGCTGTACCTCAATAAATACTAGGTCCGACTCACCAAGATTCTGAATGCGGTGTGGGTCGCCCTTATCAATGTAAACAGCATCGCCAGTCTTAATGGCAGTCTCTTCACCTTCTAGAGTAATAAGACCATGGCCTTCAACAATAGTCCAGTACTCAACGCGCTGCTCATGAGTCTGATACGAAAGTCGTTGAGCAGGCTTAACGACAATACGTTTTACCTTATATGAACCATCTTCTGCTAGTACCTCGTAGGTACCCCAAGGGCGCTTTTCCATAGCGCAAGAATAGCAGAGTCGTGCGTAGTTACGCCAGGTATGTACAGGTCAGTGTTGTACACTTCAGGTATGAATTTGGTGCAACGTTCGGTACAAAATGGGGGTAAATTAGCCCCGCTTATCATTGAAAAGGGTTTGACCGAGGGCACGGGTCTAATGAACCCCTCCATCTTTATAGATGACGATGGCGACATCCTCTGCATCTTGCGCCACGTAAACTACACGCTATACCACTCTGAGCATATGCAGAAGTTCCCCTCTAAGTGGGGTCCTCTCTCTTACCTGCACCCAGAAAAAGACCAGCGCTTAGTCACAGTTAACTACCTTTGCCGCCTGGATAAAGACCTTAACATTACCGACTACTGCCAAATAGATACTTCTGAGTTAGATGTACCCGCAGTCTGGGAGTTCGTTGGTCAAGAGGATGCGCGCCTAGTCCAATGGGACGGAGACTATTACGCTATCGGTGTTCGCCGCGATACTAAAGAAAATGGCGAAGGTCGCATGGAGTACTCTAAACTAAAGATTGATAAGAAGAACTGGAGCGCTAAAGAAGTTAAGCGCGTTCGCATACCAGCACCAGGTAAAGATGATTCGTACTGTGAGAAGAACTGGTATCCCGTCTTAGATAAGCCTTATCACTTTGTTAAATGGACTAGCCCAGCAGAGGTTGTAAAAGCTGACCCAAAGAAGCCTAAGACTGAGGTCGCTATCCAGAAGACTAAGCGCGTGCCGCTATCTGATCAGCGTGGCGGCTCCCACCTAGTTCCCTATGGGGATGTCTACCTATCAGTAACCCATGAGGTAGGGCTATTTAAGAACTATATTAACCAGAAGGATGGCTTCTACCGCCATCGCCTGATTGTCTGGGATAAAGAGTTTAATATCATTGGAGTATCTCCAGAGGAGTTCTCTTTCCTAGATGCGCGTATCGAGTTTGCCGCTGGAGCCGCGGTATTACGTAAAGACTTACTGATCTCCTTTGGGTTCCAAGATAACTGCGCCTTTGTTCTGCGCGTTCCAGAGACTGTTGTAGAAGAGATGATTGAGGAGGCTAAGAACAGTGGACTCTATTAAATTTTTAATTGAGAGGGCTTCCTATCAGCCATTTAATCCAGAGACAAACTTTTGGATTGGTGAAGAGTACCTAAAGATAGATCAAACAGCTTCGGCAGTTTCTTTCTATCTGCGCGCTGCTGAGTACGGGCACGAGACCCACCCCAACATTGTTTACACATCTTTGTTAAGAATCGCCCTCTGTTTTGATAAACAGCAAGGACGCGGGCATAGCAGCGCTACTTCTATTCTTCAAGCCATCTCTTATCTACCTAACAGACCAGAGGCTTACTTTTATCTCTCACGATATAACGAGCGCATCGGTAACTGGCAAGAGGCCTATACTTTTGCAGAGATTGGGCTTACTCATGCTGGCCGACAAGAACCACTGCCAGTAGACCTTGAGTACCCAGGAAAGTACGCTCTTTTATTTGAGAAGGCGGTTAGTGGTTGGTGGCTTGGGCGCGATAAAGAAAGCCACGATATCTTTAAAGACCTACTTAATAACTACCCAATTGCTCCTGAGTACCGTAATGGAATTCTTTCTAACCTAAAGAACATTAAAAACTTCTCCGAGCAAGAAGATGTAGTTAATACTATGGAGCCTATTGTTGCTAACTACCGTAAGTACTTTGGTAAGAAAGCCAACACTATTGTAGATATTGGTACACGCGATGGTGATGACGCTAACTGGCTTAAAGAGCGTTTACACGCAACTAAAGTTATTGCTATTGATGCAAGTCCAAGCGCTTTTGAACTTACTAAAGAGCGCTACCCATGGATGGAAGCGCATCATGTGGCTGTCTCTGATTACGAAGGAGAGACAAAATTCCAACAGGTTATCTCTGATGATATCTCTGAGGTTGGATGCTCCTCTATCTATGCCGATAAAGTAGTTAACAATGAGCGCTTTAAAGGTAAAGTAAATGAAATCACTGTGCCTGTTACGCGCATGGATTCTTTATTAAGAGAGAACACCACAGGGCTTATCGACCTAGTTAAGGTAGATGTAGAAGGCTTTACTTGGGAAGTCCTTAACGGCTTTGGCCTGCGCCTAAGGGATGTAAAAATGTTTCATCTTGAGACCGACCATATAAAGACTCAGCCTAACCACAAGTCCCCAGAAGAGATTGCGGCCTTTATGGAAGCCAACGATTTCTTCTTAGTAGATAAGTCCTACGAGTGGGGTCCAGGTATTGAGGACCAAATTTGGATTAACAAAGACTACGTTATCTATCACAAAGAGGTGTTCAATTGATTCCACACGCAGTCCATCATAAGCCGGTAGAAGTGAACACCAAGATGTTCTTTGATATTGGCGCCAATAAAGGCGATGCTACTTGGGCGGCACTTCACCTTAAAGGTTTTAATAAGGTGATCGCTTTAGAGCCAGCGCCTAAAGTTTTTTACAACCTAGTCTTTAACTATAAAGATGACCCTAGAGTTATCCCTTACCGTTTAGCCGCCTCTGATAGCACAGGAAGTGTTGTAGATTTCTATGAGTGCATTGAAGACGGACTTTCTACCCTAAATGAGGAGTGGCTAACCGCAGACACGGCTCGATATAAGGGAAAGAAGTACGAGACTATCAAGGCAACCACAGTAAAGCTTGACGACCTTATCTATGAGTACGGCACCCCTGAGTTAATTAAAATTGATGTTGAGGGCGGAGAAGACCTAGTATTTGCTGGCTACACAGGAAAAGCTCCTAAGCTATGTTTTGAGTGGACGCTAGAAGATGTACCAAAGCATATTAAACAGTTAGAGCGCTTGAGCATGGTTAACGGCTATACCGAGTATGCTCTCCAATATATTGAGCATCACCTCGATGAACCCACTGAATACCGCCCTATTACCAAAGCCAGAGAGCTCCCTAAATGGATTAAAGAAACGGCTCCTGATTGGGAGAACGAGGGCTGGAAAGCGGCGGGATTGCGCCAAGCAGCTGACGCAGGGATGATTTGGGTACGCTAGTTTAGCCATACAAACAGGGTGCTAATAGGGATAATTTCTTTATAACCTTTAAAGGAGTCCCATGGCAACCGCTTATAAAGTCTTGGCTCAAGCCAACCCAGCTGCTACAACAGAGACGACCCTTTACTCGCCAAGCGGATCAGCCGCTGCCGTAGTCTCTACCCTAACTATCTGTAACCAGGCTAACTCCCCAGCCACTTACCGCATCGCTGTATGGCCAAATGGAACATCCTCTTCAGTCGCTAAGAGCTGGATTGTTTACGGAGCAACAGTAAACGCCAACGATACAACCGCGCTCACTCTTGGACTTACCCTAGAAAACGGAGCAACCCTCCGCGTCTACGCCTCTTCAGCTAACTTGTCCTTCAATGCGTTTGGGTCAGAAATCTCGTAATGTCAATTTCTACAGCTAATACCTCTGCAGCGAATCAATATAGATATCGCTATGTAGCCACGGGCGGAGAGACCTCTGTCTCTGGCGTGGACGCTAATGGTGCAACTATCTCTTACCTTGTAGGTAAAGAGCAGGTTTACTATAACGGCGCCCTTTTAGTCCGTGGTCAGGATTACACGGCCACTGATGGGGTAACCATTGGCTCCTTAGCCGCCCTTAAAGCGGGAGATACCCTAGAGCTAATTACCTTCTCAGCCTTTAACTTGGCAACCATCTCTGGCGCAACAATTACCGCATCAACTATTACCTATGCCATTAACGCCCAAACATCTTCATATACAGCCGTCCTAAATGACGGAGGCGCGGTTGTAACTATGACAAGTGCGTCCGCAAATACTTTTTCAATTCCCACTAATAGTTCAGTGGGATTTCCTATGGGTTCTTCCATTACTATTATCCAAGCAGGTGCTGGACAGACAACCATTCAGGCGGTCACATCTGGTACCACAACTGTAGCTTCAACTGGGGCAACTGCAAGCGCGCCTAAACTACGCGCCCAGTACTCAACAGCTACAGTATTAAAGATAGCAACAGACACCTGGTATGTCTTTGGAGACATCCTCTAGTGGAGGTAAGTAGATGACATCAGCTCGTTCCGAGGCAGCCTTAATTGATGCCCTTACCGCTAAAGGCGACCTCATTGCCGCCTCTGCTGCCCAAACCCCAGTAACCGTCTCAGTAGGAACTAATGGACAGGTATTAACCGCCGCTTCTTCGGCTGCTGCGGGTGTTCAGTGGACAACAATTTCAACTGTCCCTTACGCATCATCCTCAGTAGCGTCTAATATTACAGCGGTAGCTTTTAACAATTACTTTGTTAATACCTCTTCTACCTACACAATTACTCTTCCTTCATCCCCTAACTTGGGAGATGAAATTCGCGTAGTAGATGCCACAGGATCTGCGGCAACAAATAACATTACGGTCACACCGGCCGGAACTACAGGCTACAATTACATTCAAGGCTCAAACCAAAGCCTTATTGTTAACGTAAACTACGGAGTGGCCACTCTTCTCTTTACAGGAACCACTTACGGATGGAAGGTCGCATAAATGACAATCAACCTTAGCTCTCTAAGTGGAGGACTAAAGCCAACCACTGCTGAGTACAACTCAACTACCAATATCACACTTCCTGCTAACACCAACGAAGTTGAAGTCTTCCTTGTTGGCGCTGGTGGCGGCGGTGGCGGTGGCGCTACACCAAATAACTCCGATAGTGGTGCTGGAGGCGGTGGCGGAGGAGTTATTTCAAAACGTATAGCCGTAACTCCTGGAGGAAACTACACAATTACAGTTGGTAGCGGTGGTAATGGAGGAGCATATAACTCTGCTTGTTCTAACAACACTGCAGGAGGAAACGGCAACGCTGGCGGTTCTACTTCTTTTGGAAATTTAGCAACTGCTGCAGGTGGTGGTTATGGTGGAGGAGCACACCTAAGCGGGGGTAACGGCGGCAGTGGTGGCGGTGGTGGCGGATACGGTGCGGCTGGTGATTCAGTTGGCGGTGCAGGTGGCGGTGCAGGTGCTGACGCTCTTCAACTTACAGGTAGCGTTTTAGCGGGAAAAGGAAATCAGGGAGGCTCAGGTCAGCAGGGCGCTGGTCAAAACACTTCGTATTATGTTGCGGTTACGTCTGCGGTTAAGGGCCATGCTGGAAAAGGTCGTTGCGGTTTTGGTGGTGGTGGTGCGGGAGGCACTACCTATGCAACGTATAACTGTGGCGGCGGTGCTCCTGGAGGTGGCGCTGGGACTAACGGAACGGGTGGCGGTGGTGGTGCTGGGACTTCAACTTCTAATGGTGGCGCTGGCGGTAATGGCTATGCAAGAATTACGTATTGGAGTTAATGATGAGCGTACATTATGCATTTATTAAAAATAATCGTGTAGAAGATATTTACACTTTTGCCGCGGAAGACCAAAAAACAGCTAATGATGTAATAGCCACATTTGGCTATGACTCTGCTGTATTTGTTGGAGATAACATTCCAGCAAAACACGCGTCATATGACGGTACAACTTTTACAGCACCTACACTTGATTACCTTTATAGCATCGGTGTCTCTAACGAGAATCAAGCAATGTACGATGCTCGTATTGCTGAAGAAGCCGCTAAAGCTGCAGAAAAAACAACACCAACAGCTTAAGGATTACCTTTATAGGAGTGTAAATTGAGTATTCGTCACGCTAGTGAAGAGGGCTTCAGTTTTCCTCCTGGAAGTAAGCTTGAGCGCGGAAGCTCTATTTCGCGCCCAGAGTTTAAGATTAAAGATGTACCAGATGCGCCTAGCGCGCCTTCTGCTACAGATGTAGGCACTGGCCGCGCTCTTAATAATGGCGCGGCTACAGTCTCATTTACTCCCGCCCCTACAGGGGGTGCGGCTTCTTCTTATACAGTTACATCTAGCCCTGGATCATTTACGGGCACTGGCGCCTCTTCTCCTGTTACCGTTACAGGGCTACAAAGCGCGACCTCATACACCTTCTCTGTAAGCGCGGCTAATACAACTGGTTCTTCTGGATCATCTGGCGCCAGCGCATCTATTACCGCTACTACTGTCCCAGGCGCGCCTACTATTGGAACCGCATCTGGCGGAAGCGGTGGTGTTGTATCTGTTGCATTTACAGTTCCCACATCTTCTGGTGGTAAAACCATCACTTCTTATACAGCCACATCTTCTTCTGGGCGCACAGGCAGTGCTTCTTCATCTCCTATTACTGTAAATGAAACTGTTGCTGGCTCTTATACCTATACAGTTAAAGCAACAAATGGTAACGGGACTTCAGCATCTTCTTCTGCCTCTAATTCTGTAACGTCTTCATTCTCAGTTCCTATTACATATATTGTTGTTGCAGGTGGCGGCTCAGGAGGAACTGGTGGGGGCTGCGCTATTTACCGCGCTGGCGGTGGCGGCGGAGCAGGCGGACTGCTAACTTCAACAACCTCTCTTTCCGTAGGTACTACTTACACATTAACTGTTGGTGGCGGCGGAAGTAACTCTACATTCTCTTCTTTTACCGCCACTGCTGGAGGTGGGGGGGCTGGAATATACGGTGCCGCTTCTACTGGAGGCTCTGGTGGTGGTGCCGAAAGTACAAGGACTAGTTGTTCTGGTTATTCTAGTACGGGCGCTAACGGAATTGCAGGACAAGGCAATAAAGGCGGAGATATGGGAAATGGCGCTGGCGGTGGCGGTGGCGGTAGCGCTTCTGCCGGTGGTGCCGGCGGTGCAAATGCTGGTGGCTGTGGAGGTTCTGGCACTGCCTTTACATATTCAGGCTCAACTGTTTATTACGCGGGCGGCGGCGGAGGCGGAAGTTATACTTTTAATATTCATGCTAGTGGCGGCGTTGGCGGTGGTGGTGCCGGTTCTGGAGGTAGCGGTACTGGCGGTAGTTCTGGAGCACCTAGCACAGGTGGCGGTGGTGGAGGCGGCGGTTCCTGCGGAAGTTGCGGCAGAGGACACTCAGGTTATTCAGGCGGTTCTGGTGTAGTAGTTCTTTATTACCCTAATACTTATAACGATTTAACAAGTATTTCGAGCGGCCTAACCTACACGGGCCCAGTTAACGCTAACGGAAATAAAATTTATACATTTACGGCTGGAACAGGTACGGTGACAATCTAATGGCACATTATGCGTTCCTTGATTCTAATAATATTGTTACCGAAGTTATTACTGGTAAAGATGAAACAGAGTTAATTGAAGGACTAACCCCAGAAAAGTGGTATGGCAACTTCCGGGGTCAAAAATGTATTCGTACTTCTTACAATAGAAACATCCGCAAAAATTACGCCGGTATTGGTTACACCTACGATGAAACCCGCGATGCGTTTATCCCACCAAAGCCAGAAGGTAATTGGTCACTTAATGAAGAGACTTGTCTGTGGGAAAGAGTTAAATGAGCCGCGCGTATACCCCTGGTGGCAGATTTACATCTGACTTTGAGCGCGGATCTATATCTACAGGTATTACTAACGACCTAACAAACCCAGTAGGAACTCACGCTGAGTGGTGGCTTTATGACTCCGCTAATACCGCCGTAGACCCTATCTATGATGTGGGCGACTCTTACTACAACGGCTCAGGCGGCAAGATGTGGACTGGCCCTTACCAGATACAGGTTATTCGGGCGATCATCAAGCAGGGCGATACCAAAATTAGCCAGCAGGGTTTCTATAACGCTGACTATCTCCACCTAACCATTAACGCGTTGGACATTGAGAAGATAGTGCCAGGAACTATGGCTAATCCAGACTCCCGCGACCGCGATCGTATTGTCTGGAAAGGTGAAGTATTCCGCCCCTATAAGTCCCAACAAGAAGGTATTATTAGTGAGGACTTTATCCTTCTAACGGTTGATCTTGTTCAGGTCATGCCGGAAGAAATGGCAAACGACGTTCAATTCTCTCAGTACGCTAACTAAGGAGCCACATGGCACTCACACACTCGGTTGTTACTCTTAATGCCTCAACCGCAACCCTACTTAACAATGATCCTGCCGTAACTGTTGGCCCAGAAGTTCGTAACACCTGGCAGTATGGAAGCATCTCTATTCAGAACACAGACGCATCTATTGTTGTCTATG